CATTAACCAAGAACCAAATAAAGAGCGCACAAGAGGCTCACGCCTCTCTGCTGATTGGGTTTTGCCAAAGGAATGGGCAGATTGGGCAAAGCAGGAAAGACCCGATCTAGACTTGCGGAGCGTGGGAGAGCAGTTTAGGGATTACTGGAGCGCAAAAGCTGGTTCAGGCTCTACAAAGCTGGATTGGCAAGCAACATGGCGCAACTGGGTGAGAAACCAAAAGCAAGTGTTCAAACAGGCTGACATCATCAGAACGACAGTCCCATCAAGCTCAGAACGTGATCCTGCGCTTGCAAAACTGGATGAAGATGCAAAACTTGCCAAGGCAAACCCTGAAATACTAAAAATGATTAGAGAAGGGTTTAAAGGTAAAGTAGCATGACAAAACATGAAGCCAATCGACTACTGGACAGACACAAAGAAACCAAGGAACTTAGCTTCTCTGACACCACAAGAGCGCTCTCAATTACTGGAGACATTGAAGCAGATGGAAGCGAAAGAGTGGATTCTGAGGCACAAGAGGAAAACCAAAGACCTTGGGAAAATGAAAGCATCCGCATGGTGGTGGCAGACCTTATCCGACATAGAGAAAAAGCGTGGGTTACCCGCCGCTAATGAATTGCGTTGGCGCATGAACAACATCAAAGGAGAATGATTATCATTTACATAGGAATTGACGCTGGCTCCGTTAATGGCGCACTTGGGGCAATAGACCATGATGGGAATTATGTCGAGTCATTCATGATTGACCACAAGGACAAGCATATCCTCGCGTTGGTTTTTAAAAGTCGCATTCTGTCCATTGTTGACCCAAAAGAGGGCGCACAGATTTGCATGGAACAGGTACACGCTATGCCTAAACAGGGTATTTCGTCAACATGGAATTTTGCGAGAGCAGTCGGGGTTATCAGTGCAGTATGCGAACTGACTAATTACCCTTTTCACTTGGTAAGCCCTCAAAAGTGGAAAAAGCACTTTAACCTTACCGCAGACAAAAACGAGGCTTTAGACTTGGCTAGGAAACTATTCCCCAAAGCGCCACTAAAGCTCAAAAAGGACATAAACAGAGCAGAGGCTTTACTAATCGCTGAATACTGGAGACAAGCCAATGTCTGACAATGACGACAAAAAGGGCATCGTTATCAAGTTTGACCCCATTGAATACGAAGCTATTCGGGCAATAGGTGAGGGTAATCTATCGGAAGGGTTTAGGGTTTGCCTACGTTGGGCAGTGCATTTCCATGCAATAGGTTTGCGCTCAGATGATGACCTTGATTATGTTGGGCTTTGCACAGTGGCAGATTAGTGTCTTAAATGGCTTTAAAAGTGCCTAGAAGGGGTTTTTAATGGCTTGCCCTCAGCACCCTACATTGTCGGGCTTGCAGGGTCTTAAAAGTGGGCAAGAAAAAACCACCCGAAGGTGGTTGTAGGTGAGTGTTTACTAACTTATACCAACTTATTTTTTAAAAATAATTTTTAAAAGTAGGGCTATTGTGGCGTATATCACTCTTGAAACTCCAAAATGTTAAGAATTGCTCGAATGGCAGGCATCAATTCTTTGCGTCTCTTCATGGCTGACAAGATGCCGCTAAATTCTTGGTTTCGGGTGATGTCAAGTTGAAAAAGCCTTAATAATCCGTCAAGTTCTTGACCTAATAGGTCATCTTCATGGGCTTGTGCTTTTTTTTCATCCTCAAAAATTGCACCATCAGAACATTGATATGCTTCTATTTCTTTCATTTTGCTACCTCTTCTTTGTTGAGTATTGCCAAAATTGCTTGGACTTGCTCGGGTGATATGGTCATCCAACGGGTTTGGCCATTAATAGAGCGAAGTTGAATGTCTGCCTGACGTTCGCCTAGTTTTTGCACTTCTTTGTCGTAATAGGTCATTCGCCCACCTTTGAATTGTCAAAACAAAAAGAATAACCCTTACCGTCTGCACTGTCACCAAAGCGCATATCTGTCAAATCCCAGTCTAGTTTGTGCTTTTCTACCAATGCTTTAACCGCTTGGAAGTGGCAAACCTCATGTGAATATTCGTAAGGGTAGGGAATAGTGACTTGAAACCCTTTCAGGTCGTTAAAGCCCACTGTATAGGCCTTGATTCTGCTGCCGCGTGTGTTAGTGGCAGGAATATATTTTGTGTGTATTGCTAACATTTTTAAGCCTTTTAAACCTTGCAAAAGCGCAAGCCCAAGGGGACAAAATCCCCAAGGGTTTGAACTCTTATTCTGCCACTGTTTCAGTGATTTCAGCCTCTACAGGCTTAGTCTTTGCCCGATAGCACCATGCTGGAACTTTGGCCATTGCTTGCTCTTTAAATGGCATCATTACCCCTACAAAGTGGTCATCCATTGCTGGAAAACTAACTAAACAACTATCTTTTCCCCTTTGAAGCAAGCTAGGGACTTGCCTTTTGCCCCATATTTCTTCGGATAAGTCAACAAAACGAACTAAAAGGTCAGGGTTAAAAGTGGCAGGTTTTATATCTTCATCCTTGAAAACCAAGGGAATAACTCGATCAGTATCGGGAAAACGTGCATCATGCGCTTGAAAACGCACTGTTTGATTGTCGCAAATACACTCTATTGCTAACCCGTCAACGCTAAAATGCAACATATCATCACCTTGTCTTTTAGTGCCTTTGAGTTTAATCAAATGCTCAGTAGGTAAAATCACGTTAATCGGTGTATCTGACTGGATGCCGTCAACAAACAAACGCCCTAAAACGTGCCCGTCAGTAGCTTCTATATACGTGCCCCTTAAGTCACGTGCTACGTTAATGCCTTGCAAATAGTAGCGAATATCCTTTTTAGCGCATAGGTGTAACATACCCCTAATATCTTTGCGGCGGAGAGTGAATTTCATATTAAAGCCTTTTTAGTTGAAAATGCCTAGGAAAATGCCTAGGTGATAAGACACTGTAAACAGTGCCCTATACCCTAGAATTTATCCCCTAAATGCAAGCAAAGCGCCGATATAAGCAAAGACTATGATGCAAGCAATAGCCCAAAGAATCTCTTTTTTATCCATGTTAAGCCCCTTGATTCTCTGAATAAATTGATAATGACTTGAAACCATAGCACCATTGTGCAAGTTTGCCATCCTGCAAAGTATCGAAGGCTTGAATTATTGTGGCATTAGAGGCATAAACTTCTAGCCTTGCATAATTTAAGGCACTATTAATAGAGTCAAAAGTCTTTTCGCTATTGCCTTGGATTGATACAATAAATTTTCTCATGTTAAAGCCCTTTGAAGTGTTGATTGTTTACTAGGATTGTCTGCCCTAGTGACTCTAATATAACGTAGTGTTCAACACTATAATATAAGTGCAAACCCTAATCGACCTACAATTATTTCTATTGATAAAGAATAATCAATAGGTTTTCCCTATTCTAGTTTATTTGTATTTAATGACCCATTGGTCAGTATCCCTAAAATGGTGCATACATCCCATATGCTTACTGACTGACTGGTCAGTAATTAAATACTGATAATTAATTATCGTTTGACCTAAGTTAGTTAGCGCTCACTACCTTTTCATATAGTGGAATGCTTGTTATGTTAGTTAGCGCTTACTTTGATGGGGGGGAGGGGTGGTGTGTGGTGAGTAAATATTTGTGTACCCTCGCTCCCACTGGAAAAGCCAAATGTAGTGTTTAACACGAACAAAGGCTGGCTTGGATTAGGGAAGAGGTTGGTAATCAGGATAGTACAGACGTAGCAAGGCAGTCGTAGTACATCTCATGGTCTTGAGAGTCCCTAGACTAGGGTGGGTGTCGTATAGCGTACAGAGTTAAGTTAATCTCTGTGGGGCATCAGGTCGTATTACTGTTTCCAGTGCGTACCTCTTTATAGCCACCGCCCTTACTTCCCTTTCGGGTCTGGTTTGGGCAACCGTATATCTCATGCCTTTGAGGGTGCGACTGCCACACCCGACATCCCTTTACTTGTAACGCCAATCAGTTGTATCCGTGTTGGATTTACCAATGTTACACGCCTCACACAATACTTGCAAGTTCTCAATATCAAGTTCTCGTTCTGGGTGCTTTGATCTTGGGAGGATGTGGTCAACATGGATATAACCACTGGTTTCTCCACAAGCCTGACACTTCTTGCCAAACTTAACTAAAGCCTTGTACCTGACATCCCGCCATTCCCTAGTCTTATAGAAGTCTTTGCCCATTCCAAGCAAGTAAACTGGTGGCGGCAAGAACTCAACTTTCTTCTTGGGGGACTTCTTTTGCATAGCCCAAGCTATTTGAGAAGCCTTTTTGTTGATTAGTTCCTGTATGACAGGACTTGATTCTGCAAGTTTTGCTAATGTTTTTTTGGCTTTGGCGGCTCTAGTCTTGCGTTGTTTCTTGACTGCCGACATTCCTGCTTTGCTGTAAATTGCCATAAAAAAAGCCCTTTAGAGGTAACACAGTTGCGCCCCGCAGGAATCCCCACGGGCTGTACCACTTCTAAAAGGCTCATAGTCTGGCGCAATCAAACTTGGCTCTACTATACAAGATTCCTGTTCTCGTGTAAAGTATGTACTAACTTCCAAGACGCATGGAGACTGACAATGGGTTAGCGCCGTTGACAGTTGTTGTTTAATTGAGTTGTGACACACTGCTTTATGTGAACAGTCTCCAGCCGTGTTGGTGATCTTCCTGATTGGATAAAAGATGAATGTAGTAGATGCACTCCCTGACAACCTGAAGAAAAAGGGTAGACCCAAGGGTTCAGGTAAATTGACTATGGCTAAATACGCTGATGCCAAGCCATTAGCTTTGTTGCCTAAGACCGAGAACCAACGAGTCAAGGAACTCAAGGAACTCCTGATAAACAGTGCTGGAGTCAATGTTGTACAGAAGACTGTTCAGATTGCCCTTGATGATGACCACCCTGCACAGATGGCGGCTTTGAAGCTATGTATGGACAGAATGCTTCCCGTTACTCTGTTTGAAAAAGAGAAGAATCAGAGAAGTGCTGTAAACATTACGATCTCAGGCATTGGTGGTGTAACCATTGGTGACAACACAGTAGAAGCTGAAGATATAGAAAGCAAAGATGTCTGACCTTAACTTTAGCCTCCTCCCTTGGCAACAAGAAGTCTTTGCTGATAAAACAAGGTTTAAAGTCATTGCGGCAGGGCGGCGTTGCGGTAAGTCTAGACTCTCAGCCATTACCCTATTGATTGAAGGACTGCAATGTAGTGCAGGGTCTGCTGTGCTTTATGTTGCACCTACCAATGGTCAAGCAAGGCAGATTATTTGGGATGTATTGATGGAGTTGGGGCGTGAGGTTATCCAAGCCAGCCACATCAATAACATGGACATTACCTTGATAAACGGAGCAAAGATTTATGTCCGAGGTGCTGATAGACCAGATACTTTGCGAGGAGTGTCGCTCACCTACGCTGTGCTTGACGAGGTTGCAGACATCAAACCCGAAGCATGGGAACAGGTTATTCGTGCTTCTCTGTCAGACAAAAAGGGCAGAGCAATGTTTATCGGCACTCCCAAGGGTCGCAATTTCTTCTATGACATCTTTAAACTTGGAATGTCAGAAGAAGATGAAGATTGGAAAAGTTGGCATTTCACCACCAAAGACAACCCTTTAATCGACCCTAGTGAAATCGAGAGTGCGAAGAAGACCCTAAGTTCGTTCGCCTTCAAGCAAGAGTATATGGCATCTTTCGACAATGCGGGGTCTGATGTCTTTAAAGAAGAGTGGATTAAGTACGGGGAAGAACCTGAGTATGGTTCTTACTTCATAGCTGTTGACTTGGCTGGATTTGAGGAAGTAGCTAGACAGGCGGCTAACTCGAAGAAACGGCTAGACCAGACTGCGATCGCTGTTGTCAAAGTGACTGACGAGGGCAAATGGTTTGTTAAAGAGATTGCTTATGGGCGTTGGGACATTCGGGAGACTGCCGCTACGATTCTGCTGAAGATGCGGGAATACCGCCCTTTGAGTGTTGGAATTGAGCGAGGTGCGTTAAAAAACGCTGTTTTGCCTTATTTGAGTGACCTAATGAGGAAAAATAATGTATATTCCCACATAGTTGACTTAACGCATGGCAACAGGAAAAAGACTGACAGAATTATCTGGAGTCTCCAAGGAAGGTTTGAGCATGGGCGTATTGTGCTGAACTCTGAGGAAGATTGGGATGAATTCAAAGATCAACTTTTGATGTTTCCCGCCCAAGGTGTTCACGATGACTTGCCTGATGCTCTTTCCTACATTGACCAACTGGCGATAACCTCATACTTCCAAGACGACCAAGAAGATGAGTGGGAGCCTCTAGATATTATTTCGGGGATATAAATGGCAACAGACAAAGAAGTCAAGCTAGAACAAGGCGAATTTTATGAGCCTACTGAGGCTGATAAAGAGTTAACCGATTTCATCACTAGCCACTGCGACAAGTGGAGAGATTGGCGAGATACAAACTTTCTCCCCGATTACCTAGAGTATGAGCGCATCTTCCGTGGTCAATGGGCTTCTGAAGACAAGACCCGTGAGTCTGAGCGTAGCCGTATCGTTACCCCTGCTACCCAACAAGCTGTTGAGACTCGCCATGCTGAGATCATGGAAGCTATCTTTGGTCAAGGCGAGTTCTTTGACATTGAAGATGACATCCAAGATGTAAATGGTAATCCTCTTGATGTTGAGCAAATCAAGAATCAGTTAAACGAAGACTTCAAGAAAGACAAGATCAGAAAAGCTATCGACCAGATCGAGTTGATGGCTGAAATCTATGGTACAGGCATTGGTGAGATTGTCGTAATGACTGAGACAGAGTATGTTCCTTCTACTCAGGCTATTCCTAATATGCAGGGTCAGGCGGCAATTGGTGTAATGCAAAGAGATAGGATTGCGGTCAAGATTTCCCCTGTAAACCCAAAGAACTTTTTGTTTGACCCGAATGGTGTTTCTGTAAACGACTGTATGGGCGTGGCTATTGAGAAATACGTCTCAATCCACAAGATTGTAGAGGGAATCGAAAAAGGCATTTACCGCAAGGTAAACATCACGCCCACCTACGAAGACACTGACTTAGAGGCTACCCAAGAGGTTAGCCAGTACCAAGATGAGAAGGTACTGTTGTTGACGTACTACGGGTTAGTACCCCGTGAGTACCTGAACAACATGAAGGAAAACAAGGACATAGTTGAGTTGTTTCCTGAGAATTCAGCGGCAGAAGATTACTCGGACATGGTTGAAGCCATTGTCGTAATTGCCAACGATGGTATGTTGTTGAAGGCTGAAGAAAACCCTTACATGATGAAAGACAGACCTGTGTTGTCGTACCAAGACGATACAGTTCCAAACCGCCTGTTGGGGCGAGGTACAGTGGAAAAAGCCTTCAATATGCAAAAAGCTATTGATGCTCAGACTCGCGCTCACTTGGATTCGCTTGCTTTAACCACCGCCCCTATGGTTGCTATGGATGCAACAAGACTTCCAAGAGGTATGAAGTTTGAAGTTAAGGCTGGTAAAGCCATTCTTACCAATGGCAACCCAAGTGAGATTATTTACCCATTCAAGTTTGGTCAGAGTGACCCCAATAACCTAGCAACTGCCAAAGAGTTTGAGCGTATGCTGTTGCAAGCTACTGGAACACTGGACTCTCAGGGCATGGTTTCTCAAGCATCCCGTGATGGTGGCGGTATGTCTATGGCTGTTGCTTCTATTATTAAGAAGTACAAGCGCACTTTGGTGAATTTTCAAGAAGATTTCTTGATTCCATTCATTAAGCAAGCGGCTTTTAGGTATATGCAGTTTGACCCAGAGCGTTATCCAAGCGTAGACATGAATTTTGTGCCTACTGCTACCTTGGGCATCATTGCTAGAGAGTACGAGCAACAGCAATTTATTGGTTTGTTGCAGACTCTTGGCCCACAAACCCCTGTTTTGCCAATTATTCTTAAAGGAATCTTGGCTAACTCTAGTTTGAGTAACAGATTTGAGTTGATTGCGGCTTTGGATGAGATGAGCAAGCCTAATCCCGAAGCACAGCAGATTCAACAGATGCAAGCAGAGTTGCAAATGCAAGCGGCACAGGCGCAGATTGCAGTTCAAACCACTCAAGCTGAAGAAAACAAGGCAAATGCTATTAAGTTGTCTATGGAAACACAGTTAATGCCGCAAGAGATTCAAGCTAAAGTGCTTGGCGCAACCACTAAAAATCTGCCAAGCGAGGATGAAGCCGCCTCTAGGGAGTTTGATAAGCGGGTTAAGATCGCTGAACTAATGTTGAAAGAAGCTGACATTAAGAACAAGTCTAAGATTGTTGAATTGCAAATGGCAGACAAACAAAATAAGGTTTCTGGTATGGAATCAGATTTCCTTGAGCAGTTGTCTAGGGAACTCAATGCTGGACAAACAGGAATTCAATAATGGATGTTGAAAATCTTGCCAAAGAGTTAATTCTCAAGAATATGACTCCTGAACAGCAGATGGCTGTTTTGGACTCAGTGCGTCAATCTGTTTCTCAAGCCAAAGAAGTTCAAAAACGCAAGATTGGCGAGAATGTTGATCTTGTTGTTCAAGCACTCAAGAAGATTGAGTCTGACATTACCACCCGATTTGAGTCAGTTGGCAACTCTATTGAAAAACGAGTTTTGTCTATCAAAGACGGGCGTGATGGCGCTAATGGTAAAGATGGGCGTGATGGTAAGGATGGCAAGTCAGGCAAAGATGGTTTAAAAGGCGATAGAGGTGTTGATGGGCAAGCTGGTCGTGACGGGGTTGATGGGGTTGATGGCATATCAGTAGTCAACGCAAACATTGACTTTGATGGTTCTTTAATAATTTCTTTGTCTGATGGCAGAGAGATTAATGTTGGTGAGGTTGTATCTGCTGATGTTGCTGAAAAGATTAAAGTCATTAGCACTATGTCTACCAATGGTGCGGTTGGTATTAAAGACGAGGGAACTTCAATTTCCACAGGTGTTAAGAACATTAACTTTGTAGGTGCGGCGGTTACTGCTACCAATTCAGGGGATGATGTGACTGTAAATGTGAGTTCTGGTACAGGCACAGTCACAAGTGTGGCGGCTACAGCTGGTACAGGTATTAGCGTAAGTGGTAGTCCAATTACAACTACTGGTACTTTGACTATTACCAACACTGCGCCAGATCAGACTGTTAGTCTAACTGCAAGCACAGGTATATCAACAAGTGGCACTTATCCTAGTTTCACAATTACCAATACCGCACCAGACCAAACAGTAGTATTGACTGCTGGCACAGGCATAAACACAAGCGGAACTTACCCTAACTTTACAATCACAAACACATCACCTTCATTAGGTGGTGATGTAGTAGGCCCTGCAAGTGCTACAGATAACGCTGTGGCTCGTTATAATTTGACCACAGGCAAGTTAATACAAAACTCAGGCGTTATTATTGATGACTCTAATAATGTAACTGGCGTAAACACTTTAACTGCAACAAATATAATCGTTAATGATGACACTACTTTGGGCGGTTCAAATGCCGATAGCCTAGCTGTTAATGCTCGAATTACTACTGATTTAGAGCCAGCAACTAACAATGCAAAAGACATAGGCACAAATGGTAGAAATTGGCGTGATGGTTTTTTTGGCAGAAACTTAGGCACGGTAAATCTAAGCGTAACAGGCACTACTAGCTTTGATGGGTCACAAGGCACAAGTGGTCAAGTATTAACATCTGCTGGCACAGGCAATACTCCAACATGGACTACGCCTACAACAGGCACAGTAACATCTGTAACAGGTACAGCTCCTGTCGTGTCAAGTGGTGGCGCTACACCTGATATTAGCTTGTCTGCTAATTATGGAGACACTCTAAATCCATACGCATCCAAGACTGCTAACTTTGTGTTGGCATCTCCTAGTGCCTCGGCGGGAGTGCCTAGTTTTAGGGCATTGGTTGCGGCTGACGTACCTACATTAAATCAGAATACTACGGGTACGGCGGCATCTACGCCTAAGTTATTGACTACCAATTTCACTATTGAGGAATCAGGCGGTAAATTGCTATTTAAATATGGTGCTACTACAATTGCATCAATGTCGTCAACGGGAATCATTACATCTGCAACAAACATTGTTGCAAATGGAACACCTTAAAGGAAAGTAAATCATGGCAACACAAGTAACGCTTAATTCAGGCTCAGTCGATAGTGCTGGTAGCCTTGCACTAAAAACAAATGGAACGACAACTGCTGTCACTATTAACTCAAGCCAAGGCGTAGAGTTTAACGCTGGAACAGCGGCACTGCCATCTATAACCACTACAGGCGACACCAACACAGGTATCTTCTTCCCTGCCGCTGACACCATTGCTTTCTCTGAAGGTGGTGTTGAGGTTATGCGGCTAGACTCAAGCGCTAACTTGCAATTCAACTCAGGCTACGGCTCTGTTGCTACTGCTTATGGTTGTCGTGCTTGGGTAAACTTTAACGGCACAGGAACTGTTGCTATTCGTGCAAGTGGTAATGTGTCGAGCATCACGGATAACAACACTGGGGATTACACGGTCAACTTTACGACCGCGATGCCGGATGCTGATTATAGTTTTTCTGGAGCTGCTGGCACTCCGGGCGTTTCATTTTCTATTGTTAGCAACAGAAGTACCACGCAAACAACTTCAGCGTTAAGAATTGGCACTTATACAGACGCGGGGTCATTGCAAGATAATACCTATGTTAATGTTTCCATCTTCCGCTAAAGGACAACCATGAACTCAAGAATAATTTATCCAACAGATGATGGCGGTGTGGCTATTGTTGTCCCATCTCCAGAATGGATTTCTCAAGAAGGCAACACAATTGAGATTCTTGCCCAAATGAGAGTTCCAGAAGGCAAAGCATTCAAGATTGTGGATGTCTCTGACATTCCAACAGACCGCACATTCCGTGATGCATGGGAGTACACAGCATGATTACGATAAACATTACCAAAGCAAAGACCATTGCCCATGATGCTAGACGCACGGCTCGGTCTGCTGAGTTTGCGCCTTTGGACATTAAGGCAACTATTCCATCTGAAGCAACATCGGCAGAAGCGGAAAGGCAAGTTATTCGTGATAAGTACGCCGTTATGCAAACAGCCATTGATGCGGCTACAACAACTGACCAACTCAAGGCGGCAATGCCATGACCCCAGAACTACAAAAGTATTACGAATCCCGATTTGAAATGATGGGGATGGAGGGTTGGAAGGATTTGTGCATGGATATTGACATTATGATAGAGTCGCTCAATAATCTTAGCGTTATTCCTGATGAAAAGACCTTGATGTTCAAAAAAGGTGAACTTTCCATCTTGACTTGGCTGAAAACCTTAAAAGAGGTCAGTGAACGAGCCTACGAGGAATTGAATGAAAAGAATGTTTGATTTTGCCTGTGCAAACGGGCATAAAACCGAAAGACTTGTTGATTATGAGACAACAGGTTTTAAGTGTGAGTGCGGAGAAACAGCCAACCGCACTTTGTCTGCTCCTAACTTTAAGTTAGAAGGGTGGTCTGGTTCTTTTCCATCAGAGCATGGGAAGTTCGAGAGAAAACACCTAGATAGACTAAAGTTTGAGCAAAAGCACAGCTCACAAGCGTAAGCCGAGTTGAATGTCCTAGAACCGATAACGGCAGGAAAAGGAAGAAATATGTTGATTGACAATGAAGATGAGTCGCTAAGTGAGTTAGACGCAGTTGAGCAAAAGAAGCAACTACCTGTTGTAGAGCCCTTGTCCGAGATGCCTGAGAAATACAGGCAAAAATCTTTGGAAGAAGTGGTCAAGATGCACCAAGAAGCTGAGAAGCTAATTGGAAAGCAAGCGCAGGAAGTTGGGGAAGTGCGAAAGCTGGCAGATGAACTTATCAAGCAAAACCTCTCCTCTAAGCAACAACCTATTGAAAAAGAGCCAGAAGTAGATTTTTTCGAGAATCCACAAGAGGCAGTTCGTAGGACTGTTGATAACCATCCTGATGTACTTGCGGCTAGACAAGCTGGTCAAGAGTTCAAAAAGATGCAGATTCAGCAAAAGCTGGCGCAAGAGCATCCTGATTTTGGTCAGATTGCTCAAGATGCAGACTTTGTGAATTGGGTGAAATCTTCACCTATTCGCCTTGGTTTGTATGCAAAAGCTGATGGTGAGTTTGATTACGACAGTGCAAACGAATTGCTGAGTACCTACAAGCAGTTGCGTGGTGTTAAGGCTAAACAGACTTCAGATGCAGGGGAAACTCAGCGAAAGTCTAACCTTAAAGCGGCGGGAGTTGATGTAGGTGGAAGTGGGGAGTCTGGAAAGAGGGTCTACAGACGGGCTGATCTAATTCGGCTGAAGATGACTGACCCAGATCGTTATGAGGCGTTAAGCGGAGAAATCATGCAAGCGTATCAAGACGGACGGGTCAAATAATTTAACCTATCGTTTTTTGGAGATTTAACATGGCAACAGCATTTTCCCCCAGTGGTTCAGTTACCACAACCACAGGCGCAACGTTCATTCCTGAAATTTGGTCAGATGAAATCGTAGCCGCCTACAAGAAAAACCTTGTTTTAGCTAACTTGGTTATGAAGATGAACTTTAAGGGCAAAAAGGGTGATGTAATTCACATTCCCGCACCTACCCGTGGTTCTGCTTCTGCTAAAGCCGCTGAAACAGCAGTCACTTTGATTGCCGCTACAGAGTCTGAAGTTCAAGTTTCTATCAACAAGCATTACGAATACAGCCGTTTGATTGAAGATATTGTCGAAGCCCAAGCCTTGAACAGCTTGCGTAACTTCTACACATCTGATGCTGGTTACGCTTTGGCTAAACAAGTCGATACAGACTTGGTTCAGTTGGGTCGTTCAACCAATGGCGGTGCTGGTACAAATGCTTATGCAACTGGTGCTTTTATTGGTGGTGATGGTACTACTGCTTATGTTGCCGCAAACAACAATGAGTCAGCATTGACCGATGCCGCTATTCGCCGCACTATTCAGCGTCTTGACGATACTGATACCCCAATGGATCAGCGTTTCTTTCTGATTCCTCCCTCAAGCCGCAACACTCTGATGGGTCTGGCTCGTTACACTGAACAAGCCTTTGTTGGTGGTACAAACAGTACTATTCGCACTGGTGAGATCGGTAACTTGTATGGTATCCCTGTGTTTGTCTCAAGCAATTGCGATACAGCATCAGGTACTGGCAATGCACGTGTTTGCTTGATGGGTCATAAGGACTCACTGGTTTTGGTTGAACAAATGGCTATTCGCTCACAAGTTCAATACCAACA